AAGCTATCTTAAGAAACTTAATGGAAACATTTTCAGCACATTGCCGTTTCATATTAACTTGTAACTATGTTGAGAAAGTAATTGACCCGATTCAAAGTAGATGTCAATCATTTCAAATTGTACCTCCAACTAAAAAAGACGTTGCTATGCAAATTAGTAAAATCTTAAATAATGAGGAGATTGAATTTGAAGTTAAGGATTTAGTTCCAATTATTGACGCAGCGTATCCTGATATTCGTAAGGTGATTAATACTTGCCAATTGAATTCAATCAAAGGTAAGTTGAAAGTGGATGTACAAAATCTATTAGAGAATGATTATAGAAATAAAATTATTGATATCCTATCTTCAAAAGATGATAAGAGAAATAAATATATGAAAGTAAGACAAGCTCTTATTGATTCTAAAGTTACGGATTTTACTGATTTATATACAATGTTATATGATAAGGTAGATGAGTATGCAGGAGAAAATACGGCAAATGTAATCTTACTATTAGGCGATGGGGTAAACAAATCAGCAGTAGCAATTGATAAAGAAATTCCAGCAGCAGCTACATTAATTCAAATTTTAAATATTATATAATGGCAAACATTTTAGGAGCAGGTGGACAACCAATAGGAGGACAAGAAGAAAAACCAATACCTTTAGAAAAAACTGAAGCAATCGGATGTAAGAAATGTGGTGGTGAGATTTTCGTACAAGGGTTTGGATTTCGTAAGATTTCAAAGTTATTAACTGGTAAACCAAAAGATGAAGTATTACCGGTGGAAATTTTTCTATGCGGAGACTGTGGTGATGTATTAAACGAATTATTACCTCCGGGTTTAAAAGTAGAAGAAGAAGCATAATATGGCTAAAACATTATTTGACCATCTAAACGCAATTTGTGATAAGAAGGACCCAAAGTATTGGGACACACTTGATGAGAGTGATAAAAAGACATGGAGTAACTATATGATACTCCGTTTTCTTTCTATGAAACCTGAGTGGATAGAACTAATTGCAGATATACAACCTTACATTCAGGAGGCACCGCCTAAAGCGATGTACTTATGTTTGATAGGATTGATTCCAAAGACAAGAGCATTCTTAAAGTATATGAAACCTGCTTCATCTGAAAAGTATGAAGATTGGATTGTAAAATTAGTTGCACAATTCTATGAGGTATCAGAAACCGAATCAGAAGAATATCTTAAAATCCTTTATGAAACTACAAGCGGTAAAATGCACATAAAGGAAATCGCAGAGAATTATGGTACTGACCCAAAGCAAATTACTAAATTAAAACTTAAAGTTTAATTTGGTTTATTGGGATAATTTTCGTATCTTTACATAAATAAACATAATGGCAAAAGTATCATTTTCGCAATACTCTATGTGGAGTAGTTGCCCGCATCAATATAAGTTAAATTACATAGATAAGTTAGGTGAGAGTTCATCTAATATCCATACGATATTTGGAACTGCTATGCACGAAACAATCCAACATTACTTATCGGTTATGTATGGTGTTTCTAAAAAGCAAGCAGATGAAATCAATAAAGATAAGCTCTTATTGGAAACTATGAGAAAGGCTTATAAAAGTGAAGCTGATAAAATGAGCGAAGGAACTCCTTGTACTCAAATTCAATTAGAAGAATTTTATGGGGATGGTAGAAGAATCTTAGCTTGGTTAGATAAGCATATGCATAAATTCTACTCAAAAAGTGGATTTGAATTAGTGGGTATTGAGATTCCATTAAACGCAACTATTAAAGAGGGCGTACACTTTATTGGATTCATAGATATCGTATTAAGAGATATGGCAGCTAACGAAATTATCATTATAGATTTAAAGACATCTACTATGGGATGGAATCAGTATCAAAAAGCTGATAAGATGAAAAACTCTCAAATTCTACTATATAAAAAATACTACTCAGAATTATTTAATATTCCTTTAAACAAAATTAAAGTAGAGTATCAAATACTTCGTAGGAAACTACCCGAAGATTCGGCATTTCCAATTCCACACGTATCAAAACATATTCCAGCACATGGAGCACCATCGGTTACAAAAGTATATGATGAGTTTATGGCATTTATTCACACTGTATTTGATGATGAAGGTAAATTTAGAGATATAGAATTCCCTAAAGTACCTGGTCCGGCTAAAAAGAATTGTAAGTTTTGTGAGTTTGGGAATAGGGGAATATGTGATAAAAAGGCTACAAAATAAATTTTATGTTTTTTTTATTTCATTATACTTATATATATAAATATATTACAATGAACGAAGAAAACACAAAACTGACAACGGTAAAAATACTAAAAGACGTATATTCAAGTTTCAAAAAAGTTTCTTTTACATCCGATGTTACACTTCAAAAGCTGGTAAATAGAACAGTTGAAAGATATGTTACGGATATAGAATTTAGAGAAGAAATGAACGAATACTTGAAACTACAAATATCAGGTTCACAATTTTAAGAAACAAAATAAGTTATGGCAAAAAAGAAAATCCTTTTACTTTCGGATGATTTAAGAATGGCAAGTGGTATCGCTACTGTGTCAAAGGAATTAGTACTTGGTACAGTTCATAAATACGATTGGTTTCAGGTAGGAGCAGCAATTAACCATCCTGAAGCTGGTAAGGTTTTAGATGTTAGTGAAGATATTCAAAAAACATATGGAGTACCTGATGCTAATGTAAAAATACTTCCTTGGAATGGATATGGTAACGCCGATTTGATTAGACAATTAATCAATACTGAAAAGCCAGATGCTATCCTACACTTTACTGACCCCCGTTATTGGACATGGCTGTATGATATTGAACATGAAATTAGACAAAATGTTCCTCTTTTATTCTATGCAATTTGGGATGATTTACCAGACCCATTATATAATCGTAACTTCTATGAAAGTTGTGATTGGATTGGGTGTATCTCACGTCAAACATATGGTATCATTAAAAGATTATCAGCATTAGATACTAAACCAACTTGGAAACCTAAAAAAGATTGGCAAGTAGGATATGTACCTCATGGTATTAATACAAACATTTATAAACCAACAGAAGTCTCTGCTGAATTCCGTAAAGAGATTTTAGGTGGAAAGGATTATGATTTTGTTCTATATTGGAGTAATCGTAATATCAGAAGAAAACAACCTGCAGATGTTATTGTAGCATTTAAGAAATTTTGTGATAAAATTGGTAAAGAAAAAGCAGAGAAAGTTTGTTTAGTAATGCACACACAACCTGTTGATGAAAATGGTACTGATTTACCTGCGGTAATAGATGTAATGGCACCTGAATGTAATATTATATTTTCAGAAAAGAGAAGACCTCAAGAAGAATTAAATCTTATTTACAATATAGCAGATGTAACAATCAATATTGCTAACAACGAAGGATTTGGATTAGCAACTGCAGAATCAGTAATGGCTGGAACTCCAATCATTGTAAATGTAACTGGTGGATTGCAAGACCAATGTGGATTTGAGGTTGATGATAAGTTATTAACACACGAAGATTACATTAAGATTGGTTCTTTACATGAATGGAGAAAGTGGGAAGGTAAAGCAAAACCTGGTCCTTGGGTAACGCCAGTATGGAGTAGAGCATTAGCATTAGCAGGCTCAGTTCCGACACCTTATATTTGGGATGATAGAGTTGATATAGAGGATGTTGCAGAAGCAATTGAGAAAGTGTATAACACACCAAAAGATGTCCGTAAAGCAAACGCATTGATAGGTAGAGAAGCATTTATAGGAGAGATGGGATTAACACATACAAATATGTGCCAAACATTAGTTGATGGAATTGAATCAACATTTGAAAATTGGAAACCAAGAGAAAGATTTGAAGTTTTTAAAATAAAATAAGTTATAATATATGAATAAACCAACATTAGTATTTCAAAGCCCATGCTTTACTCGTTCTGGATATGGGGACCATAGTCGTGACCTACTAAAGTCACTTCGCAAAATGGACAAGTATGATATTAAAATTATACCACTACGTTGGGGTAATACTCCGCAAAATAATGTTGATGGTGAAAGTGATTTTGGAAGATGGATGTTAGAAAGAGTTATTACAGAAGTTAGTGATAAGCCAGATATATTCATTCAGGTATCAGTAGCAAATGAGTTTAGTGCAAAGGGTGGTTATAACATTGGTATAACTGCTGGTGTTGAAACTACAATTTGTCCAAAAGATTTTATTGATGGTTGTAATAATATGGATTTAATCATAGTACCATCTAATTTCACAAGACAAAATGTTGGTGGAACTGTATATCAACAAAAAGATAATGAAACTGGAGAAATTGTTGGAGAAATTAAAGTAACAAAACCAATTGAAGTTCTTTTTGAAGGAGTTGATACTGAAATATTTTCCAAAGGAAGTGGTAAAGATGTATTAGAAAATGTAAAAGAGGATTTCAACTTCTTAATTGTAGGACATTGGTTGAAGGGAGATTTAGGACAAGATAGAAAAGATATTGGTATGGCAATTAAAACATTTGCTACGGTATTCCAATACCTTCCAAAAGATAAAAGACCAGGACTTATTGTTAAAACATCGCATGCTGGATTTTCGGTAATTGATAGAGAAGGAACTAGAGAAAAATTAGAAGGTGTATTAAAACCACTTGGAGATAAATGTCCATCTGTATATTTGGTACATGGTGATATGGAAGAAACTGATATGAGTAATTTATACCATCATCCAAAAGTTAAAGCAATGATTTCATTTGCTAAAGGAGAAGGATATGGTAGACCAATGGCTGAGTTTACTTTGACAGGTAAGCCAATTATAGCTAGTGGTTGGAGTGGGCAATTAGACTTCTTACCACCAGAACATTCTGTTTTATTGGAAGGTAGTTTGACAGCAGTACATGAATCAGCAGCTGACCAATTTTGTATGAAAGAAGCACAATGGTTTAGTGTAAACTATTCAAATGCAGCTAATAAGTTATACGATGTTTACAACAATTATAATACTTATAGTAAGCAATCTGAAGGATTAAAATCAAATACATTGAATAACTTTACATTGGATAAAATGAATGATAGATTTACTCAAATGTTGGAGCACTATGTTAAGGTACAACCAAAATTAGTTCCATTTAATATTCCAAAGGTAAATTCATCAAAAATGCAAATACCTAAATTAAATAAATTATAAGATGCCATACGCAACTTTATATAAAAATTTAATACAATCTGAAATAACTACATCCAAATCAAAAATTAGGGTAAGGAAGCTTTATAAAATTATTGGATATGAATATGCGGATGGTGAGGTTAAACAATTTAGAGGTTCAAACGCTGTATTAATTTTTGTATTGGGTATTTTTCGTAAAAAAGTTTATTGCTTAAAAGTTACTGAAATAAAACCTGATAAATTTTTTCGTTGGTTAAAAACAATAATGTTTAAAAATTTAAAGGAATCGGATTTTGATAATTTAAAATGGTTGGAAAATCTTACACCAAAAGCAGATAAGGCAGGTACTAAACTATATGGGTCAGCCGTAAAAGGTAAATCCATTATGAAACAAACGCCAGACCCATTTAGAACATATATTTTACCAAATATCAAACAAGTAGCTTGGGTTGAATTTAAAATGGAAGCAATTGAAAAAATATATGGAATTAAGAGGGCTGATATAACAGAGAAAGAACCCCCACCAAAACCAATCGCAGATACCCAAGCGCCAGACCCACCAACAAAAACAAAAAAATAGTTTATTTTTCTAGTCGTATATATTTACTGTTATAACATTACAATTATAATAGTAAAATATAGATTATGGCATTAGTTAAAAGAATTACGAAAGGTTCTCCATTAACCGCATTGGAAATGGATACTAATCTAGATTTTTTGCAATCTCAAGTTTTATCTGGAACTTCTGGAACTTCTGGAGTAAATGGAACATCGGGAACTTCTGGAACAAGCGGAACATCAGCAACGTCTGGAACTTCGGGAACATCAGGAACATCAGCAACATCAGGAACATCAGCAACATCAGGAACGTCTGGAACATCTGGAAAGGATGGTACATCTGGCGCAACTGGTACATCTGGCGCAACTGGAACATCAGGAACTTCTGGAACTTCTGGGATAACAGGTGATTTATTCACATCAACATCAAATTCTTCAATAACATTAGCGGCATCTGGTACTAAATCATTTACAATAGGCACTGGATTATCTTGGACACCTGGACAACAAATGTTAGTTGCATTGGATGGTTCAAATAAAATGGAAGTAACTATTACAAGTTACAATAGTGGTACTGGGGATATTGTTTCCGTAGCATATAGTTTAACTGGAAGTGGAAGTGGAACAGGTCCTTGGTATATAAACACAATTGGTGCTACTGGGCAAGCAGGTACGAATGGTACATCTGGAACATCAGGAACTTCTGGAACATCCGGAACATCAGGAACAATGGGAACTGCGGGAAGTGGAGGTTCATCAGGAACATCTGCTACTAGCGGAACATCCGGAACTTCTGGAACAATGGGAACTGCAGGAAGTGGAGGTTCATCGGGAACTGCTGGTACATCAGGAACATCTGGTACAAGTGGTTTAACATCAGCAGGTACAACGGCTGGAACATCAGGAACATCCGGAACATCTGGTTCATCTGGAACTTCTGGTAAAGATGGAGCTGGTTCATCGGGAACAAGTGGTACAAACGCACCTGGTTTAACTTCTGGAACTGCTGGTACATCGGGCACATCCGCAGTTGGTTCATCGGGAACTTCTGGGACAAGTGGAGTTGATGGTAAGAATGGTGTTATTGGTACAAGTGGAAGTAGTGGGGTAAGTGGTACATCGGGCTCAACTGGTTCATCTGGTACATCTGCAGTTGGTACAAGCGGAACATCAGGAACTTCTGGATTAGGAAATCCTGGAGCAAATGGTTCATCTGGTTCATCAGGAACTTCTGGAACAAGTGGTTCTGCTGGAACAAGCGGAACTAACGCATTTGGTTCATCGGGAACTAATGGTACTTCTGGAACAAGTGGTACATCAATAGCATTAACTGTAGTTGATTTGAGTCCAGCAACACCGCTTACTGTAACAGGTGTAAATTCAATTACTTTTGCTTCTGGTTCAGCATCGGTAGCAAATAATGGTGGTGGTTCTATTGTTGTAACAATAGTTGGTGGTAGTGGTGGTAGTGGTTCGCCGGGTTCATCGGGAACTTCTGGTAGTTCTGGTAATGGTGGTTCATCGGGTTCATCGGGAACTTCTGGTAAAGATGGAGTTGGTAGTAGTGGTAGTAGTGGTACTGATGGGTCTGGTACATCTGGAACGGCAGGTTCGTCTGGAACAAGCGGTACATCGGGAACGAGTGGTACATCGGGTATTGGTGGTGGTGCTGGTACAAATGGTACAAGCGGAACATCAGGTACTGCTGGTTCAACTGGTT